TCCTCAAGAACCTGAAAGTGATGAACCCGCACCTGCGGGTGGTGGGCCTGACGGCTACGCCATACCGGCTCGACTCCGGCCTTCTGTATGGCGGTGATGACTCGCTCTTTGACGGCCTGTCTTATGAGGCTGGCGTTCGCGAGATGGTTGAGAAGAAATACCTGACGAAGCTCGTATCAAAGCAGCCGAAGACGCGATTGGATGTCAGCGGAGTCAGCACCCGAGGTGGTGAGTTCGTAGCCGGTGAACTGGAGCGTGCGGTCGATCGCAGCGATGTGAACGAGGCAGCGGTTCGCGAAATCGTGAGCTTCGGAGCCGAGCGAAAGTCATGGCTGATCTTTTGCTCAGGCGTGAGCCACGCCACGCACATCGCCGAGCTAGTCAGGAAGTATGGTATCTCCTGTGAAACAATATTCGGAGACACACCCGATGCCGAGCGCGATCGGATTGTGCGTGACTTCAAGGCAGGCAAGATCCGCTCTATTGCATCTATGGGCGTGCTCACGACCGGCTTTAACGCGCCTGCGGTAGACCTGCTCGCCTTGCTACGCCCGACCCAATCAACCGGGTTGTATATACAGATCATGGGTCGCGGAATGCGCAACTACCCCGGCAAAGAAGATTGTCTCGTGCTGGACTTCGCCGGTAACGTCGCTCGTCACGGGCCGGTGGACCGGGTCAACCCCAAGAAACCGCGCAAGACCGATGAGGCAGGCGAAGCTCCGACTAAGACCTGCCCAGAATGCGATAGCATCGTTTTTGCGGCGCTCACTGAATGCCCCGATTGTGGATATGTCTGGCCCCCTAGAGAGCCTGAGATTGAGCGTACGGCGACGACGCTACCGGTGATGAGCACTGCCATCCCGAGCCAGTGGGTCCCAGTTAACTCTGTTGCGTACAGACAACACGTTAAGCCCGGAAGCCCTAACAGTCTGAGAGTCGAGTACCGCTCAGGCATGGTGGTTTACCGGGAATGGATCTGCCTTGAGCACAAGGGATTCGCACGAGACAAGGCAATCAAGTGGTGGATGGATCGCATGACCGGGCCGGGAGTCATCCCGACCACGACAGTAGATGCTATCGGTAAGGCGAATTCCTTACTCAAACCTGCCGAAATTAAGGTTCAGAAGAATGGCAAGTACACGGAAATTGTCGGTTTTCGGTTCGTGCAAGATCTGCAAGAGACAGGCTAGAGGGTTCCTCTTCATCCCTCAACGCGGTCATTCGAAAAAACCTGCCCAGTTTTGTTCGATTAAATGCATGGATAACTACATGATCGACAAGTCACCCAACGAAAAGCTTGCGCTCAACGAAGCCTCCGCAGCAGCGGGAGTCTTCATTGAGGCGACTGGTAACTATGACTTCACGAAGTTCACGCCGGATCAGTTCGATGAGTTCATCGAAGCGATCGTGACCGCCTACGTGGATTCACTTCAGGCTCAGCGAGTCGATGCCGAGGGTGTAAGATTCCCCTAAACCTCTTTACCCCGGAACCAAGCCTTACCATGTTCGACGACGCACAGTTCCGGCTGAAGCATCTTACCGCCCACAAAAGTAAGAACGGCAAAGCCCGATGCCCAGTTGACCGGGCCAGCCTCGGTGTAGTTGAACTGCGGCCCATATGGCTCCGCAAGCGTCCCGGTGTCTACGCCGTATCGGCGACCGCGATAATCCGCCCACGGCGTAACCTGAAGCTTGTGGAGGTGCCCGTGGACATAGGACACCCCAGCCTTGAGGGTTGAGTTGTACGAGGAGTGAATGCCTCCTCCGACCGGACGGTGCCGTATACAGACCCAGCCATCCTCTTCGCGGTTCAGATGCAACGCCCAGCCAGCCTCCCAACGCGGGAGATAGTCGAGCAACGTCGTACCTACCATCTCTTCAAACTCGCCAGCTCGACCAGACAGGTAGTTCTCAAATCGACTGTCGTGGTTACCAATGGTGCGGATTAACTTGGCACCTTGAGCGGCTCTTTCAATCTCAGCGCAGCGATCCTGAACGGTGTGAATCTCGTCCTTCAGCTCGGGCTGCTTTTCCCACATGATCCGAGCGTGACGGCTAATGCGAGCGCCATCCAAGATGTCGCCATTGAGCACCACCATTGCAGGCTTTAATTGCTTGGCTAACTTACAAAAGGCTTCGTGTCCGGGGGTAACAATACCGGGCCAGTAATGCGCGTCCGATGCCACAAGAACCACGCCATCGTGCAGCTCGTAGTCCATCACATGCTTGTAAACCTTAGAGCGATGCTCTGCGATTTTATCCAGTATCTGCCCTTTTTGTGCTCGCCAGCTATTTCCTAGGCCTTTACTCTCAGACGGCAGCGATATGCCGTATCTGATTTCTATGGTTCTTCTTCTGGCTCGGATGGCTCGTACATCCATCTTGAAGAACTCTGAGACTTTACTGGCGCTCTTTAGTTTTTTCCAAGCTTCGATGAATTCAGAATCATTTACCTTTGTCGGCACGATCCACCTTTATGCCTAGTTCTTTGCGGCGCTTGTTGGTTGCTTTATCGTCCCGAGATGCACGCCATTCCAGATGGCCATCTACAAGCCGATACTCTTCCTTGTGAACCAACGCACAGTCACAGCACTCCGAGTGTGTGTACCCACGGACCCGGTACCATATCCCGTCTTCTATTTGGACTGGAATGTACTTGTCCTTCTTTTTCATGGGCTTGACTCTACCTGTTTGCGTAACGCCTTAGCAAGGCCTGCTCTTCCGGAGCGTATGCCACACCACCGCGAGCCATCTCCTTAGCCTGAGCAGTTGGCATCAAGCGAGCCAATACCTGATCAGCGTACTGGCCTACGGTCGGAGCCTTAGGATTCTTTGGGTCGCGGCGCTCCCGTCGAATACCACGCTCAGATACCGCACGAGGACCGCCGTAGTATGCCGCAGCAATCTTTTCAGGATCGTTACCGTAACGACGAGCCAGATCCTGAATCAACGCAACACCGGCCTCGGCCAGATGCGACTGGTTGTCAAAGCTGTAATTCTCGGGAATCAAGCCAGCCATGCGCATACCTTCAAAGGTATCTCGCGTGACCTGCATAGGTCCTTTAGCGCCAGCGTAATTCTCTTTGTCGGTATCGGCTTTGCCGGAGGACGACTCTTGCTCATAGATTGACATGATGAGCGGAGCCAGATCGTCAGCGCCGCGAGTCGAGATGATCTCGCCGATATCGTATGACTCGCCGTCAGAGCCAACCTCAGCATCGCCTTCAGAGTCAGGAACAATGCCCTCTTCTCCAGCGGCGCTAGAGCCGTCACTCTCAGCTTCAGCACCCTTATCAACAGCGAATGCCTTGTAGATAGCGTTAGCCGTGACAGCGCCAGTACCGGGCTTGAAGCCGATATTCTTCAGCGCCTCGTTCGCAATGCGTTGGGCCTGCATGATGCCGTCTTGGTTATCAATGCGCTGCTGGAGAGCAGCAGCACGTTCGCCAGAGCGGCTAGCGATGATCTTTTTAACTTCAGTTTCAATACGGTTAGAGACCTCTGCTCTTTTCTTAGCAAAGGCGTTTCTCGCAGCCTTACTAGTAGCAGCGCCACCCGCGATGGCAAGAATGCCAACAAGCGGAGAGTCGTTTGCAATAAGCCCAGCGCCGCCTGCGATCGCAGCCAATGCCGTAGCCTGAGCAAGTCCAACCGAAGTATTGAGCGGGATCTTGTTGGCCTCTTCACTGATCGCAATCAGAGTGTCCTTATCAAGGTCTTGCAGGCTCTTAAGTCTGTCTTGAGTCGAGACGCGAATAGCATCAGCCTTCTGGAACTCAGAAGTTGCAATCCGGCGACGGAGCGAGTCTTCCAGCTTCTCGCCTTTGATGCGCTCCAAGCCTGCGATTGCACTCTCGTACTCAGCGCGTGCCGGAGCAGTTGCCTTGTCAAACACCGCAGACTCGTCCTGAAGACGCTTCTTCGCTGTCGGGAATGCTTCCAAGAAGTCGTCGTACTTCTCAAGGACCTTGGCGTAGCCGCTGGACTTTCCGCCAGCTTTATTGACAAGCGCCTCAAGCACGACCTGCTCAATATCGTCTTTGCCTTCGTTGCCGACAAACTTCAGCAAGTTATCAGCATTGCTCTTGCTCGGGTTATTAAGCAGGGCATCAAGCACGGCCTCGGGGTTAGCCTGAAACTCTTCTTGGCTAAACTTCTGGAAGCCAGCCGCTTTCTTGCCGACTGTATTGACCTTCAAGAAGTCGAGCGGCTCAGATGTTTCGGCGTAAGCTTTCTTGTAATCAAGGTATCCGGGCGAAAAATCGTCCATAACCTTGGAAATTTTTTCAATCAGATTTTCTCTTACTTTACCGGTAATAGCCTCATAGCCAGTCTCAACACCGCCTGTTCTTTCTCCGGCAATTTTGCGGCGAATTTTTTCTAGTTTTTCAAATGTAATATCAACAGGCTCAAGCTTGCGAACAACAACTTTGTTCCCAGCTTCGTCCAAAATAGTTTCAGAAACTCGCTGTTTCGGAGTAATGTCTCTTAAAGCGGCTCTGAACGATTTCATCTCATCTGCGTTAAGAGTGGCCTTTCCTAAACGACCAACTCCGCGATCTTGTAAATATTTAACAAGATCTTTGAATTCATCAGTTTTGCTAATGAACTCACCAGCCGCTTCCATCTCTTTAGCAGCGGTGAAGACCGGAACTTCATCTCCGGATTCAAACTTGCCAATCGCTTGAGAACGCTCATCGATGTACTTCTTACGCGCAGCCATGACGGTGTCGCGCAATCTCTGGCCAAGCTCTTGTTTGCCACGAGTCGGAGTCAGCTCAACGGTTTCAAGCGCCTTAGCTTCAGCCTCCTCGGCTGCTTTCTTCTGAGCAAGGAGCGCCTGACGCTGTTGCTCACGAGCAGCGGCTGTTTCAGTCTGGCGGATACGCAGAGCATTCAGCTCTTCTCGACGCATCTGCGAAGCCTTCTCGGCATCGGCAAGAGCCTGCTCATCAGTAGTCACGCCTCTACGCTGAGTAATGGCAAGAGCCGCACGCTCTTCTTCCGTCACGGGAGTTGTAGGAACGCCACGAATACGGCCAGTAAAGCCTTCTTTCACAGATTGAGCAAAGTCTGCGCCTTTACGACCGGTGCGAATTGCACCCCGAACAAGAGGAGCCGCAGCCTCGCCTGCCAAGCCAAGACCGCCTTCCACCACAGCAGCGGATTCGCGAGGGCCAAGGCCCATCACGCTCATCTGTTCGCGATCTTCGGAGGCAGACGGAGTTACCGCATAAGCCTGACCAGCCTGACCCGCAGCCTGAAGAAGAGCGCGGGTAGCGGTGCTAGCAGCCGGAATTTTAGATACAACTTTCGCAGCCCCAAGAGATGGAACAATCTGCGGAACAATCTTTCCGGCTTCGTAACCCTCTTGGCTCGGAGCCTGAGCAGCAAGAGAACGCTCCTTTTCCCGAAGCCAACGGGTTACTGCATTCTCACCGCCAAGACCAGCGATGCCGGTGGCGATGTCAAGCAATCCGCCGGGTAGGCCCAGAAGACCGCTGGCACCACGACGGACATCTACGTCCTGCGGAGTGCGGATATCTCGCGGAAGCTCAGGCGTAAGTCGCTGCTTAGCGGCAGGCGCAGAAGCCGGAGCGGCAGGCTTAACTCCGGTAAGGTCACTGTAAAGAGCCGCAAGTTCCTCGTCCGAAAGAGGCTCCGGAGAAGTAACCCGTTTACCCGCAATCGTGTAAGTAGGCATTCGGTCTTACTCCTCAACCTCAACTTCAATGATGCGATCGCCAACCTTAATTTTTTTCTTGTATTTCTTTTTAGGTTCAGCGGGCTTTCCACCAGCAGGCTTGCCTTCACCAGCAGGTTTTGGAGCTGATTTATCAATTCCAAGAATTTGCTCTGGAGTTTCGCCTTCATCAAGACGCTTGAGCTGGTCCTCGGTCAAAAAATCACCGGCAGTAAACGGACGGAAGGTATATCCCTTAATAGTGCCCTTCTCACCAAAGTACTGCATGGCGCGATTCTTTTCGTCGTTGACCATTTTCATTTGAAGCGTTAAAAGTTTCAAACGACGAGCATTAGCTTTCTCATCAAGTCGCGGATTATATGCGCGTTTGATAAGCGCCTCGCCTTCCTTCTGAGCAAACTGACCTCCCAAGATCGCACGAAGATCGGTCTGCACAACAGACTCAACAACGTCCTTAGCATCTTGAGCTTCCGGATAAAGAACAGAAGCAACAGTGGGAAGGTTTTCCAAAACAACTCCAACCACTGGACCGCTAATATCCGGGTCAGTTTCAAGCCTAGAAATGATGTCGTTGATTCTGGAGATGCGGGATGCGCTTTGCACACCGCCTCCGCCAACAACCCAATTGGAATACTCTTCACCAATTTTCTTGTCGAGAGCCTTCTCGCCAACGGTAAGGGCTTCGCCTTCTTTTTCTGCACGCTCCCCACCAAGGTAAGCGATGCGCTTATCAAGCTCTTTAATGCGATTACTAATTGCCAAATACTCAGGCGCTCTGGGGTCCATGTTGGAGCGATTTTGAATTAGCTGATCTCGATTGTTTTGCAAACGAGTAATCTCATCCGGCTCTTTCGCAGCAGCCGTTGGCTTGTACTTACCCATCAACTGGGTAGCAAGCTTCAAGCGATTCAAGTCGCGCTCCTGACCATACTTTGCTGAAAGCTCGTCAAGCTGGAGCAGCTTCTGTTGTTGCTCAAGTTTGGCTTTATCTTCCGCTGCCTTCTTGGCAGAGCCAAGCTCCCCAACATCGCGCAGGAAAGTAAAGAGATTACGACGCTCGTAAAAACGCGGATCAGTAGATTTTCGCGGAGAAGTCAGCACAGAACCAAGCTGCTGGAGATACTGACTCCGGCTTAGCTCGGTCGGCTGAGACAGCAAAAGGTCTCTAGCCTTTTGAATTTGATTAATCTGATTGTTATAAGAACCTTCGTAAGCTTTCAGGGACTGCTCATATTCCCGTCTAACTTGTGCAGGAATGTATGAAAGACCGCCAGCTTCAGACTCTTCATCGGCCTGAGCGTCTTCAGCCTGAACTTCCTCGTCCGTTTCTTCTTCATCAAGAATAGGATCGTAGGGCAAGCCAAGCATTTCAGCAGTTTCTTTATCCATGATTACTTACCACCAGTAAGTTTAAGTATCTCATCGTAAATCGCGTCGTAATCGTACTGAGTTCCGTCGGATTTACTTGGGAAGTACTTCTTTACCATGTCAATTAATTCAGAAGCACCAGCTCCACCAGCGATCATTTTTTCAATCAATGATGCGCCACCAGCCTGACCCGGAGTCGTGGTGGTATTAGTAACCGTCGTTTGCGGCAATCGAACGCCCTGAAGCACATCAGCCAAGAACTTGATTTGCTCTTTGGGATATTGCTCTTGCTTAAGGAAGTCTTCGTAAGCCAGATCCAAGTTAGCTTGCTGCATAGCGCGTTCTTTTGCGCCAACGCCAGTAATTGCCTGAGCGCCAGTAAGCCCCATTGTCTGAGCAGCTTCGCCCAACATGGAGTACTTAGATGCAAGGTTCTGAAGATTGGCCGCATCCTGTTGGGTAAGTTGACCCTTCGACTCTGCAATACGAGCCAAGTTGGCCGCATCCTGCTGAGTGAGCTGACCCGTAGCCTTGCCAATCTCTGCGATTCTGGATGCATCATCAGAAGTAAGTTGACCCATCTTCGCGCCAATGTCGGCAACGCGAACACCACTCTCCAGCATCCGGTTAAGATCGGAAGTACTGAGCTGACCAACCGTTCCAGCCAATTGAGCCAACCGGCCAACGTCCTGACCGTAGATGTCCGCAGCCTGACCGTAACCAGCCTGAAGCGCCTTGGCCTGCTCAGCCAGAATAGCCTCTTGCGTATCTCGCAACGCCCGAGCGCCAAACTCACCCATGCGGGTGCTGCCCGGACCCACGCTAAACTGACCGGCTCCGATGAACTCCTGACCAATGGCTGGGAGATACTTTTCTTGCAACTGGCGAACACCAATGTCGCCCATCTGCTCGACCACGTTCTTGAGATAGGGACTCATGTATTCCTGAGCCGCCTGCGGGAACGTCCGAGACGCTGCCCCCAAGAACGGTTGCGCTGCCGTTA